CAAGGTGATGATGTAGTTGTTCCGCGTGCCGGGCGTGGCCGGCGTGCCCTTGCGCGTGACGAGCTGCTCGATCTGTTCACCCGCCCACGCGCGCGTGATCTCGGTGAGCGCCATGCCCTCGGCACGCGCGCACCAGAACGCGAGGTGGTGCGTGTAGTCGCGGATGGCGCTCGCCTTGGCGTGCTCGGCGAGCCACCGCTCGGCAGCCTCGGTGAGCGAGCGCGGCTGCTTCGCGCCGAGCTTCTCCTGGCGCCAGAGCTGCGCCTTCAGTTGGTCGTGGAGTTCCTGCGCTGCCTTGCGATCAGATGTCTCAGCAGAGCGCCGGAGTCGCCCGCCGTTCGCGAGCGGGATGTCGAGATGGTAGGTGTTGCCACGCTTGAAGATGGACATGGTTTGCATCGCTCCTTGGTTGCTTCGAGAATCTCCGCGACGTTCACCCGGATCGCCGTGCCGAACCTGTAGTGCGGCACCTCGCCCCGGTCAACGAGCCGGCGGAGCGTCTTCACGCTAACACCGAGTCGCGCCGCCGCGTCAGCAAGTGATGTAAGCACCTGCTGTTGAGATTCTCTCAACACCTCACCCATCCGTCAACTCTCCGCGCATGAGCGGCAGAAAGTCCTCCAGTTTCAAGACGATGCGCCACGGCTGGCCGTTCTGGCGGTAGGCCACGACGGGCACTTCGCCCGGCTGGCAGTGCTCCTCGATCTGGCGGCACCAGGCGGGCAAGGCGAGCGTCTCGCGGCGCTTGGCCTCGATGCGGAACTTGCCGACCTGGATGTCATCCCCGCTGTCGCGGGCTTGGCCGAGCTTGCGCTTCACCACGAACCCGAGCTCGTCGCTCAGGATCTGCGCCAGTTCCCGCTCCGCTTCCGCGCCCTTTCTCCGTTCCGACCTTCCCATCGTTCCAGCTCCTTCGCCACCAGTGGCAACCTTTGGGTTTAGTTGCCACGCGGATCTTCGCCCGCGAGCAGCCGTGCGTAGAACAGGAGCTTGCCGGCCTCCTGCTTCGGGTCGTCCTTCGCGCCCAAGCGCCAGTTGTACTTCGCGACCTGCCCGCGCAGGTAGCCGCGCCACTCGTCGTCGGAGAGCTGCGCGCGGATGGCGTCGATGCACTCGACGCCGCCCCGGTTGTAGTGAGCCGGGCGATGCACCGGGTCGTGTTTGGTGCGCGGGCGCTCTGGCGGCGACGCGGCGAAATGGACGCACTGATGGTGGTCACTCCACACCCCGCCGCAGTTCTGGCAGACGTTCTTGTTCATGCGCACCTCAGAACGGGATCTCTTCGTCGTCCTTGAACGGCTCGTCCGCCGGCGGTGGCAGGCTCGACAGGTCGCGCTTCTTGCCGCGCCGCGGCGTGCTCGCCGTCACCTTGGCCGAGAACACCTTGCGCATTGCCTCGACCACGGGCTCGGTCACCGTGCCGGCGCTTGAGGCCGCGAGCTCCTTGCTCGAGTAGCCGTCGGGGCCGTTGCGGAACGTCTTGCCCGTGTCGCGGTGCTTGTACTCGACGTAGGCCACGCCGCCGTCCACCGCCTCGCCGAACGGCACGAGGTCGGGGATGAAAAGGTGCTGGTCGCACGCCGTGCGCTGCGCAGCCTTGTCGAGCAGCCGATCCTGCGCCTCGCAGCGCCACGCGCCGCGCTCGGCCGGGGTCGCCTGGACGCAGGTGCGGCAGCTCACCTCCGCGACCTTCTGCTCGTGGCAGAGCGAGAAGAACGTGCAGCCCTTGCACTTGTAGTGCGCGGGGTCTTCGGAGAGCTTGGCGGGCGGGGTCGCGGAGTCGATGACCCGCTTCGCCCGCGCGCGCAGGGCATCGAACGCCTCGGCGTCGAAATGCACCCACTCGGTGTAGATCTCGTCGTTGTCCTTGTTGACCGCGAAATAGAGCGCCCGCTCCACGCCGAGCAGGCCCATGTAGACCTGCATCTGCGCGTAGTGCTGCGGCTTGCTCTCGGCGACGCCGAGCTTCTTCATGTCCGTGAAGCTCTTCGCCGAGTGCGTCTTCACCTCGAGGATCGCCCAAGACTTCGGCGCCTCGGGGAAGCCCTTGCCGATGCCGTCCACCGAGCCACCGAAGTGACCGGTGTCGTCGCGGCAGTCGATCTGCTTGCCGTTCTCGTCGGTGTGCAGGTCCACGCCGATGGCGCGCAGCTCCTCGGCGACGACCGCCTCCTCTCGCTTGCCGCGGTCGAAGAGGCGCAGCATCCGCCCCTCCCAAGTGGGCGTCGTCGCCCACCGGAAGGACAGCCAGATGTGCCGGTCGCAGTCGTGGCCGATGAGCGACGCGCCCAAGTGCTCGCGGTGTTCCTGCGTCTGCGCACCCCGCCACTGAATGACGGCCTCCCCAGTGGTGTGCTGCGACGCAGGGACCTGCGGCATTTACTTCTTCTCCCAGGGCCGCGCAGCCGCCGCCGGCTTCGCCCCAGGGGAGGAGGGCGACGCCGGAGACGGCCGCGAGGCTTGCTTGGAAGAGGTGGCTGCGTAGCCCATCACGCGGTTGCGCGATGGGTCCTTGCGGTCGAGGTCGATCTCGGCGAGCACCGGGCGGTCGTGCAGCTGCTCGGTGTCGGTCAGGTTCTGCACGCCAACCGCGAGGCAGAGCATCTGCAGCTGGCGCTTGGCGATGTCCTCGGCCTGCTTGTTCGGGTTGCTGACGTTCAGCCGGTCCCACACGCGGCGGCCGCCGTGCGGGCCGTCGATGACCTGCAGGACGAGCTCGATGTACTGGCCGGTGCCGGCCTGCGTGGTCTTGAGGTCGCTGCCGATCACGGCGACCTCGTACATGCCCTTGGGCAGCGGGGCGCGGTCGGGCGCCGGCGCGGCGACGTGGGTGGCGGCATCGAAGTTGAATTGCGGCATCGTAGTGGTTCCCTTAGTTGGTGATTGCGGACTCGAAGGCCTCCCACGAGAGCGCGATGCTCTCAGGCAGGCCGTAACGGTTCTTGGCCATGTAGGCCGGCTTCTCGGCGGTGTAGAGCAGGCGCTCGCCGGTCGAGACGCCACGGTTGTTCGTCTTGTTGAACCCCACGTCGTCCTTCTTGACGATCGTGCGGTAGTTCGCGAACAGCACCGCATCCGACCACTCGCGCACGAGGGCGCTCGAGCGCGTCTGCAGCTTCGGCTGGTAGCGGTCGTAGGGCTCGACCTCGGGCGAGTCGAACCGCTTGATCTCGGTGTGTGCGATGAGGATGCAGATCATTCCCTTGTCGTTCCTGAGCGCGTTGAGCCCGTCGAGCACCTGCCGCCACTTCTCGGCGGCGATGAGCGCCCCCTTGCCGTACGCGAGGTCCTTGGCGTCGTGCGTGCTCTCGATCTCGCGCCAGATGAGGGTTTCGAGCCAGTCGAGCGAATCGATCACCACGGTGCGGAAATCGTGATCGCCGTCATAAAGCGCCTGGATGGCGTCCAGCACATCGCCCGGCTTCTTGGCGATGGGGAAGTGCTCGACCTGCAGCGACCCGAGACCGTCCTCGGTCAGGATGAAGATGGGGTTCGGGGCGGCGGCGGCGAAGGTGCTCTTGCCGATGCCCTCCACGCCGTACACCGTCACGCGCGGCGCAGCGATGGCGGTGTTCTTCTTGATGGACTTCAGATCGAAAGCCATGTCAGGCCTCCTCGATGACGATGTAGGTCTTGGCGGGCTTGACGGTGATCGCGGGGGCGATCTGCCGCCAGAGGTCGGGGCGGTCGTGACGGATGGCCTTGAGCAGCGACTCGTCGGCCTCGACCTTGGTCTTGACCGGCTTCTCCGGCCAGCCGGCCGTGAGCTCGAGCAGACGGTCCACGTCGGCCTTGTAGGTGAGCTTGCCGGTGGTCTTGAGCTTCATGCCGTTGGCGAGCGGCACGCTGGCGCTGCCCTCTTCCTTGGCCGGGTGCAGCGAGAGGATCTGCTGCTCGATCTCGACGCGCCGCACGCTCGCGGCAAGTTCTTCACGCTTCGCTTGCAGCCACTGCTGCGCGAGTTCTTCTGCTTTCATTGGAATAGCCTCGTGGTGGGGGCGGGGGAGGAAGTTAGCATCGTGATGTGAAAAGCGCAACACCTAGGGCAAGAGGCCCGGTTAAACCGGGCGAATCCACATCACCGGGGCTGCGGCAGTGGCGGCGACGTTCTCGATGGCGGAGCCAGCGGGGAAGGGCAGGACCGTCACGCGGTCAGCATCGTAGCCGCGCTTGACATAGCCGACATGCCTTGCTCCGCCCGACACTTCGACCACGGCCAAGCGATCGACCATCGCCTGGACGCGCGCGTCGAACTGCCCGGCGAAGAGCAGCCACCCGTCCTGCTGCAGCTCAGGCGCACGCACCTGAACGACGAGCGCGCCGGCGGGGACATCGCGCGGCGCCGTCACGCGGCGCGCATTCTTTGCCGTGACTTCGCGCACCGCGCCCTTCGCATCGACGTGCGCACGCACGGGCAGCGAGCGCGCATCCTCTTCAATGGGGACGCCGGCGCGTGCGAGCACTTCGGTCACCGGGATCGTGAGCAGGCCGCTGATGCGGTTGGCCTCGTCGGCGGTCATCGTGCGCATACCGCGCAGCATCAGGCTCACCGCGCTCGGGTCGAGCTCCATGTGCTTCGCCAGCCGACGCAGCGACATGTCGCGCTCGGCTAACCGTTCTCGGAACCAGCGTGTGTCGATTTTAGATTTGGCTTGCATAGTTTTCTCGTTGCTGTTTAGGCGTGGTGTTGACATTTCCTCATCATTCTTGCACCTTCGGCCGCTCCCCGCAACACCAACAACGAGAACGGCGTTATGTCGCAACTAAGTCCTGCCAGAGAAATCGTCGAGAAATTGGGCGGCGTGAACGCTACCGCGCGCATCTTGTCCATGAGCCCGAGCGCCGTGTCGCGCTGGATGATGCCTCGCAAGAAACGCGGCACTAATGGCCACATCCCGCGCCGGCACTGGCCGGCCATCCTCAAGCACTCGCGCGCCGAGCGCCTCGCGATCCGCCTCAGCGACCTCGCTGACATCTGAACCAGCGGCAGGGGGCCGGCATGGTCAAGAACTCGGAGTTCCTCTCCGCGGCCTACGGCCCGCTCGGAGACAACACATTCGGATGGACCTGCGCGTTCACCGCAGATCCGCACAACGCACCGCCCGATATCTGGTCGGGCTCGTTCTGGCGCGCGACGGAGCGCCAAGTCGAGATGCTCGATCGGCGCGGCGAGCAGAACACCTACTTCAGCGTCTCGCGCCTCACCGCTCCGCGCCGCAGCAAGAGCGCCTTCCACTCGCTCGCCGTGCTCGTCGCGGACGATGCCGACCCGCAGGAGATCAACGGCCGGCCCTCGTATGTCATCGAGACTTCGCCCGGCAATCACCAGATCGGCGTGTTCTTGGACCCCGCCGACCCCGCCACGCAGGACCTCGAGCTCATCGACCGGCTGATGTCCGCGATGGCCGACGCCCGGCTCATCAAGGCCGACGCCTCAGGCAACAACGCCGTGCGCTACTGCCGGCTGCCCGTCGGCCGCAACACCAAGGGCGGCGCGGCGCACGAGGTGCGCCTCTCGGTCTGGAACCCCGACCAGCGCCTCACACTCGAGGACGCCGCCGGGGTCTTCGGCATCGACCTCTCGGCGCTCGCGCCCCGGCAGCTCGCCCCGGCCCGGCGGAGCCCGACTGGGCGGGGCTCGTGCAGCAGGTGGTCACGGGCGAGGCCTACCACGGCCCGCTGCTCTCGCTCTCGGCCAAGCTCGCCGCCTCGGGCGCGGGCGGCGGGGCGATCGTGAACCTCCTGCGCGGCCTCATGGACGCCGCCCCCGACCGCTCGGACCGGTGGCAGTCGCGGTACCACGAGATCCCCCGAATGGTCTCCGGCGCCGACCGCTACCGCCCGGCAGCGCCCGCCCCGGTCACCATCACGCTGGGCGGCGCTCAGGCGGCCCCTGAGCGGCCCTCCGACCTTGCCCCACTCGACTGGTCAGCCCTCGCGGGGACCGCCCCAGAGCCGCCAGAATGGCTCGTGCAGGGGTGGATGCCCCGGCGCACGACCACGCTCCTCGCCGCGAACGGCGGTGTGGGCAAGTCGAACCTCTCCCTGCAGCTCGCTGCCTGCCTCGGCCTCGGCCGGCCGTTCATGTCCATCGACCCGGTCGCCCCCTGCCGGGTCCTGGTCCTGTCGGCCGAGGACGAGGCGCGCACCGTCCACTTTCGCCTCTCGAATGTCGCGGCCGACCTCGGGGTCGGGCTCGCCGACCTCGAGGGGCGGGTGTACGCCTACGACCTGACGCAACAGGATTGCGTGCTCTGGCGCGAGGGTGGGGTGACCGCCCGCATGCAGTGGCTGGCCGACACCGTCGCCCGGCACCAGGCGCAGGCCGTCATCATCGACAACGCCTCGGACGTGTTCTCGGCCAACGAGAACGACCGCGCCGAGGTGCGCGGGTTCATGCGCGCGCTCAACGCGATCGCCCAGGCGAGCGGGGCAGGGGTGCTGCTGCTCGCCCACGTTGACAAGGCCTCGGTGCGCATGGGCGCCGGCGCGGACACCAACTCGACCTTCTCGGGCTCGACCGCCTGGAACAACTCGGCGCGCTCGCGCTGGGCGATGACCCGCGAGGAGAACGCCGTCGTGCTGCGCCACGAGAAGTGCAACTTCGGCGCCCTGCAGCCGCCGATCCGGCTCGAGTTCGACCCCGGCGCGCGCGTCTTCAAGCGATTCGGCGAGGTGACCGCCTCCGCAGCTGCGCGCAATGTGTTGCGAAGTTCTAATCGCGGTGCGATTCTCAAACTGCTGGCAGCGGCTGTGCAGGCCGGGCAGCGGGTCTCGCTCAGCAAGACCGCGAACAACAGCGCGTGGATCGTGCTCTCGGGGTCGAAGAACTTCCCGGCCATCGACCGGCGCGACTTCTGGTCGCTGCTGTTCGACATGCAGCGCGAGGGGCTGATCGAGGTGACGTCCTACGAGAAGAACCGCCGGCGCTTCGAGGCCATCGCGATGACGGCCGCCGGGCTCGAGGAAGCGGCGCCGGCCTGGGAGCGTTAAGAGATCAGGGCAAGGATGCCCCAGCCGACGCCGAGCAGCGCGGCGCACACGATCGCGGCATCGCGCAGCAGGCGGAAGAAGGCGTCGAAGTCAGGCGGCTTTTCCATTGCTCCCCCTCGCACGGATGGCTTTTGCAAACCATTGCCCATGAGTGTACGGGTCACACACCCGCGCACACGCCTCCCGCTCGGCCTCGAATGCTCGGGCGACAAGGTGGCGCAATTGGTTTGGGGCAAGCGGGTAGTGGTAGTCCCCGGTCGGCAGCACTTTGAACGCCTCCAGCACCATCGCTCGGAATTCCTCGTCGGTCATTTGTCCTCCTTCGTGATGCCGTGGTGCCGCTCGGCGGCGCGGAAGCCGTCGCGGAAATCTCCAAGACCGTACATTGGATAAAGCACAGGTTTGATTTTGAGCCACTCGGCATCAATTTCCTTGTTCGTCGCAGGCTCCCGCTTGGCGTCCGGCTCCGGCGCAACCTGTCGGCAATCGTCGCCGATTGGCGACATTTCGGAACCGCCCGCGAGCGCGGCGTCGAGGGCGGCGAGGGCGGCGTCGAGTTCGCGCTCAATCGTGCGGGCGTACCTCAACCACGCATTAACTCCCGGCCTCCTAGCCCTTTCGTAAAAAAACTCGTCTGTCCTCGGTGTGTCGGTCACGGCTTCACCTCCTCTTCCGCAAAAATAGCCGCCCACGCGGCCATCACTTCCTGTTGCTTGCGTTTCGCCGCAACAACTCGCGCGGCCTCTTGCTTGCGTGCTGCGCGCCACGCATCCTCTGGCGTAAGGACGCCGACAGGGCGACGAACCAACGCACCGCGCGCGAACGCGGTGATGTGCTTATTCTTGATTGTCACGGCTTCACCTCCCACTTGATTGCGTCGATGGCGAGATCGGCAGAGATCTTAGCCTCCGCATACATCGCCGCACACGCCGCCCACCGCGCCTCCCATGCCGCCACCTCCGATGCCGACCACGCCGCGGCTGATGCTGCCGAACTATAGGGCGCGGCCCAGCAAGCCGCCCGCGCCGCGTCGTATGTCCGCTCCTTGCACATCCTCTGCCACGCCTCGGCATACTCCGGCGCAGGCTTGTGCGCCTCCAGGGCGTCCCACATCTCGTCCAGTTTCGTGCTCACGGCTTCACCTCCTCTTTCGCGTTCCAGAGTTTGCACCTCGACAGCGCGTCTTTCGCTGTACATCCAAACTTGCAGCACCAGTCGTTGTACCGGCGCGCAAGTGGCGAATTTTTTGGGTGTCCGGCGTTGTGATGGTGTCGGCACCCGCGACAATGCTTGCTCACGACTTCACCTCCTTCGATGCCCACGCCATAAACCTGCGCCAGACCCACCCTAGCAGCCTTTCAAGTGCGCTCACGGCGTCACCCCCTCTGCCTTTGCGATGGCGGCGCGGGCTTCTTCCCGTGCGTAATCCGGCATCGGCCCGTTCCATGAAGCGTCTAACGCCGTCCGCAACGCCTCCAACAGATCCGCGTTCACCGCTTGCAGGCGGCGCAGTTCGGCGGCGCACTTGTGTTTCCCATCAATCTCAAGGTAGTCAGCCAACCGCAGGGCTTCGGGTTGCGTACTCACGGCTTCACCTCCCGCTTGATTGCGTCGATGGCGAGATCGGCAGAGATCTCAGCCTCGCGCAACACATCAAGGGCTTCCCACAGATGCCACAGCGCATCATCCACCGCGCTCTTCTTCGGCACACACCCCCACACTGCATCGACGGACGCAATCGTCCGCTCCTTGCACATCGACGCCCACGCCTCGGCGTACTCGGGCTTCGGCTTGTGCGCCTTTAACGCCGCCCACATCTCGTCGAGTTTTGCGCTCACGGCTTCACCTCCTTCGGTCCAGCACACTCGCCCTTAAACATCGCGTGACACCGCCCGCCGCCGTCCAGGCAGCCGGGGTACGCGCACCGATGCGCGGGCGTCACCCCAGCGGCTTCCTTCAGCGCCGTTACCTGGTCCATGAGCTCGAGGATGCGCCGGAAATACAACGCATTCCGCTCGAGCGCGTCCTTCAGCTCACGCCGCCACTCGTCGGGCGTGTGCGAGCGGGCGAGGAAGTCCTTGTCGAGGTCGTCGAGTTCAATCGCCACGGTCCACCTCCGCAATCCGTTGACCGATCCAGGCCATGCACGGCACGGCCATGCTGTTGCCGAGCGCCTTGTAGCGCGGCCCGTCCGGTGCTTCGGGCTTCTTGCGCCACGGGATGTTGGTGTATCCGTCAGGGAATCCCTGCAGCCGCTCGCACTCCACGGGCGTGAGGCGGCGGACTTGCATCACAGTCGCCACCGGCTGCATCACGGTCGGCCCGCTTGCGTTGACGCTGCTGCCCGGCGTGCCAAGCGTTGCCGCGACATCGCCCGTGATCGCGCCGTTGTAGCAGTCGGTGCCGTAGACCGGCTGCGCGACCGCCGCTTGTTGCGACCGAGTAAGACTATCGCTAATGCTTGTGTCGCGGTCTGGGCCGGGAAGTTGACAAGCCTGCGCGTTAGCGTGAAAGGCGACCGGCTGCGCGACGAACTGATCCTGCGCCGCCGCCAGCGTAAAGGCGCGTTCCTCGCTGCCGAGGTAGCCCTTGCCCGCCTGCTTGCCAATGTTGGTGCTGCCGCGACTGCCATCCTCGCGCTCAACGCCGCCACGGACTTTGAATACCACCGGCACCAACGGCGTGCCGCGCCCGGTGCCGTCCTCGCTGGCGTCGAAGCCTTCGGCGCGCAGAGCGTGGGCGACCATCGTGCAAGTCTCGTAGTCCTGCCGTTTTGCTTCGCCCGTGGTCACGCATCGGGCGACATCTTCGCTGCCGCCTCCAAAGCCTTGTGCAATGCCAGCGGCAGCGCCTTCCCGCGCTTCCCGGCTCGGCGGAGAATCCCGGCGCACGCTTTCGATGAGAGGAAGTACCGCTGCGGCACAGGCCCACGCTCGAGGGTGTCGGAGAGAGACACTAACGAGGAAGACCCTTCGCCGTCGTTGAGCCACGCCGAAGAACTGGGCGTCAAGGATTCGCCAGACGGCAAGTCTTTCTGGCCCCACGACCACACCCGCGTCCTTCCACTTTCCGCGCGGAGCTTGGAGGGGCACTTCCTCTCCAACCAGTCCTGCAAGGAAGCAGCCGAATGCGTTGTCCTTTGTGGACAGCACTCCGGGGACATTCTCCCAAATACAGATTGCAGGAGGTCGCCCTGCACGGGATCGCTGCTCATCAATGGCCTCCAAGAGCTTGATGTAGGTGAGTGACAGATTTCCGCGCGCGTCAGCAAGAGATTCGCGCTTGCCGGCAACAGAGAACGCCTGGCACGGCGTACCGCCGACCAGCAGATCCACATCGGCGAAATCTATTTGCGGTCTGACAGGTAGGCGAACGCCAACATCATCCAGCCGCTGTCCTCGACCGACGGAAGTTTTATGTTGCACGGGTGGCACAAAATCCCGCGAACCTGCCCGGTCGCATGATCGTGATCCACTACTGGGCGCCCCATCGGGCACTCGCACAGAGCGCAAAGATTCTTCTGCTCCTTGAGCATCCGCTCGTAGTCCTGAATCCGAATCCGATACTTCGTGTACAGGTTCCACTTCCGGCGCTGGTCTTTTGTCGGGTTCTTGATAGGCACGATGCCACTCCTGGAATTTGGTCATATCGCCGAGGTTCGGCACGTTGGGGTAGTGGTGCGCGAGCACCGCAGACGGGAACGGTTCAATCTCGCTGAACGCGACCGGCTGCCAGCCGAGCGGGTGCCATGCAACCGTCGCGGCTTCGATGCCTGAGCAGACTGAAAGGTAGCGGAGGCTCACATCCGATCCCTCCACCACAACCCGACGAGCAAGAACAGCAGCGCCAGCGCCACCGTCAGGCCAGCCCACAGGACCGTTGAGAGCAGCAGCTCGGAGAGCGGGCCGAGGTCAGCCAAGCTCACGCCGCACCTCCTCGAGCGCGCTCTTGATGCTCTCGTCGGCGAACTCGAGCCCGCGCAGGACATTCACGAACGCACGCACGCACTCGGTCGCATCGGTGAACTCGTCGAGCCGGGTCTCGATGGTCGAGAACTGGGCGCGGCCGCGGATCTCCAGCATCAGCTCAGGGGCGCTCATTCCGGCACCCTCCAGCGACGCACCACGCGGGCGCGCCACTCGGGCGGCGGCAGGCGCTGCTCACGCTCGCGGCGGCGCTCAAGCCACGACTCGATGACCGCAGCGATGAGCGCGCCTACAGCGATGCCGGCGAAGATGGCGACGGTGAGGATGAGCCAGTCCAGTGCTTCGTTGCTCACGGCTCCATCCCCTTGTAGGTGCGGTACTCGGCCACCTCTCCCTCGAGCGACGCGATGCGGCGCTCGTAGAGCTCGATGACCTTCTGCTGGTTGTCGATGAGGCGCGCCTGCACGGCGGCCAAGATGTCCGCACGCTCGACCGCTTCCCGAAGGGCGGCGACGCGCGCGGGACTGATGGGGTTCTCACCCGATGCTGCGAAAGTCACAACGGCACCGCCAAAGCTTCCATGCGCTTGAGCGCACGAGCCAACGCGAGGTCGATCTGCCGCTCCTCGAGCGCGCTCAGGCGCGCCTGGTAGTGCCCGGCCTCGAGCAGCGCGAGCAGCACGAACGCGGCCGTGACCACGTCACAGCCCACCCGGTTGCCAAGCACATTCAGATCGAGGCTGTAGCGCACGATCGGCGCGGCCTGCCGCGAGCGCGGCGGCTCGGGGCGGTACGAAGCAATCACCAGTCCAGTCATCGCGGTCCTCCTCCCATGCCGGCAACATGCCGGGTGACGCAATACTGTGCGATGCGTCACGCTATACGCAATGAGAAAATCGCATCATATCCACTAGGTGGACGGTGAGGCAATGTGAACAGTTTCGGGGCCGTGCGCTCGCTTGTGCTCGCTCTGTGCTCGCCTATGCGCTCGCATGCGGTCGCATAGAGCGGCGCCCCCCCCGTATAACGGGGGGCGCTGCCTTGCTTTTCGTGTGTGTGCTCGCCCTATAGGGGTGCGGGGGCGAGCACACGCAAAATCCCGCAGAATCTCGAGGTAGGGCAGAATGGCCCCAGACACACGTCCAGGAGGACCCGGAAATGGAACTTTTTGCGCTCGCTCTGGCATGGCTTTTCGGGGGAGCGATCGCACTCGCCGCGCTCGCCTTCGTGACCGGCTTTCTCGCGTACTGGTTGTGGGCGGTCGCGCATGCCGGATGGCTCGTCGCCGAGCTCGTCTGGCAACGTCGAGGGTGACGGCCTTGCGGTGACCGCCACGCGGTGACAGAATCGCACCGCTATGGAAATCGCTCCAGAACGGAAACAACGAAAGCGATTCGACACCAGCCCGACGCCGGACGCGCCCCGTGGCCGCAGCCCCATCACGGGGGCGCCGGTCCCGGCCGGCCGGCCGAAGGGCATCCCGAATCGGTCTACCAGGACGATCAGGGAGGCGATAGAGAGCGCCTGCCAGCCGGGCCAGTGCCACCCACAGGGCCTCGCAGGCTGGCTCGTGGAAAGGGCGACGGGCAGCGTCGAGGACCGCAAGATCTTCGCCACCATGGTGGCGCGCATCGTGCCGGCGCAGATCCACGCGACGGTTGACCAGGTGACGGTGCAGCTGCCGTGGTTGGCCGGTCGGGGGGTGGTCAGTACACAAGGGCGTACACAGTCCCGAGCCATCGACGCGCAAGTGCTTGAGCCTGCGAGGGAATTGACGCAAGACCTTCGGGTTGATGACCCGATGCGCGTGCTCGAGGTGCCCGAGACCGCGTCATCCGTCGCGCCCGAGCCACAAGTTGCGTCCGTGCAACTCCCTGCCGACCCCCTACCCGGTGTCGAGCCGGCACCGGGGGGAGGGTAACGAATGGAGCCTCTCCCCCTTCCGCTGCAATTCCGATTTGGAGGTGTTGAGAAAAACACAACTCCATGTCGGCACGGTCACGCTGCAGGTCGGAACTCTGACGGCAAATGCCGCCAGTGCGTTCGCGACACCAGGTCTCGGACTCGCGCTCGGCGCCGTGCAGAGGCGGGGGTCGTGCTTCGCTGCGAGGCGGTAGCCGCCGGTCGCGAGGAGTACACCGGGCAAGAGTGCAAGCAGGGGCATGGCCGCTGGCGCCGGGTCAAGACGGGCGAGTGCGTGGTGTGCTACCGCGAGAGGCACGCGAAGTGGCAGGAGGAGCTTGCGGCCCTCGAGGCCCGCCGCGCGCGGGGCGAGCTAATCGGCAGGAAAAGAAAGCAGGCTCGCGAGACTGCTCGTCGCGCAGCTCGTCGCGCAGCGCGGCATGAGCTGCTTCGCGCGTCGCCGCGGCAGTGCCTACGCTGCGAGCGCGTACTGAGCGAGGCAGACTTTCGCTGCACGCCCAGAACCAAGCACCCGCAATGGTGCGTGCGTTGCAGGTCGTCGTTTGCCAAGTTGCAGAAAGCCAAGCGCACCGGGAAGCTGACCGAGGGCGCCGCCCGTCGCGAGCTAGCCGAGCGTCGGCAAAGACCGAAGTGGGCGAAGGCGAAGGATCTGCGGGCGGTCTACGCTTACGCGAAGTTTCTGCGAAGCGTCGGCATCGACTGCGAGGTCGATCACATCGTCCCGCTTCGTGGGTCTGGCGTTTGCGGCTTGCACGCGCCGGACAACCTGCGGGTGTGCCTGAGCCGCGACAACCGCTCGAAGTCGGCCGAGCTGATTCCAGGCGCTGCGTTCATCCCGTCTGAGTTCGAGAACCCGGTGTTTGTTTCGTGGGTGCGCCATGCAACCGCCTGACGAGGACATCGCCGCCGCCGGGCCTATCACGATCAACACCTACCGCCCGCGCGAGGCGTTCCTCGACTTGCACAACCGCGCGACGCGCTGGGCGTGCGTGGTGGCGCACCGGCGCGCGGGCAAGACGGTGGCGATGTGCACCGACCTCGTCATCAGCGCGCTCGAGTGTCCGCACCCGAAGCCGCAGGTGGCTTACCTTGCGCCGTTCCGCGAGCAGGCGAAGAAGGTCGCTTGGCAGTACCTCAAGGACCTGACGAAGCCGCTTTGGGCGAAACCGCCGAACGAGAGCGAGCTCAAGATCACGATGCGCACGAGTCGCCCCGGCGACTACGCGACGATCTACTGCGGCGGCAGTGACAACCCCGACAGCTTGCGCGGCCTCTACCTCGACGCGGTGGTGATGGACGAGGTCGGGCAGATGCGCCCGAGCACCTGGTACTCGGTCGTGCGCCCGGCGCTCTCGGACCGGCAGGGCAGCGCCATCTGGGCGGGCACGCCTGCCGGCAAGAACTTCTTCTGGCAGCTGCGCGAAGAGGCGCGGCTGAACCCCGGCACGCACCTGCTGCTGGAACTCCCTGCGAGCAAGACGGGCATCTTGCCGGAGGGCGAGCTTGCGGCGGCGCGCGCGCAGATGACCGAGGAGACCTTCGCGATCGAGTACGAGGTCAGCTTCGACGCCTCGGTGCCGGGCGCGTACTTCGCGAAGCAGCTGGGCGAGGCGTATGAGCAGGGGCGGGTGGGGGACTTCCCGATCGACCCTGCGTTCCCGGTGGACCTCGTGGCCGACTTGGGCTACACGGACTCCTGCTCGTGGTGGGGCTGGCAGACGGGGCCGGATGGGCACCGGGTGGTCGAGTTCTACGAGGCGGACGGTCAGGCCATCGGCCACTACATCGACTGGGTGAAGAGCCGGCCGTACAAGGTCGGCACGGTGTGGCTGCCGCACGATGCGCGGGCGAAATCGCTGCAGACGGGCAAGTCCATCATCGAGCAGTTCCTGCACTCGGGCATCACGCCGAGGATCGTGCCCGAGCTCAGCCTGCAGGACGGCATTGAGGCGGCGCGTCTGACCATCCCGAAGTGCTACTTCGACGAGAAGGCGACCTATGCCGGCGTCGAGCACCTGCGGGCGTACATGCGCGAGTGGGACGAGCGGACGCAGACCTTCCGCAACCGCCCGAAGCACGACCAGCACAGCCACGCTTCGGACGCTTTTCGGTACCTCGCGCTTGCCGCGAGACCCGTTTCTGGTAATTTGTCAAGTGGTGGTGCTAAAATCGCACCGCGTAGTGGTGAGCACTACGGGTTCACGTTGGATGACATCTGGGACTGCAGGCCGCGCCACAGCGGACGGGTGGGTTGATGGAAAGCTCCGAGCGCATCGAGACCTCCAAGGACTTCGCCGACACGCCGGGCGGCATGGCGCGGCGTTGGAGCACTGAAATCGAGGCGGCGGTCAAGGAGCTGACCAAGTTCCACGAGGACGGCGACAAGATCGTCGAGCGTTACCTCGACAAGCGCGACGAGTGGGGCAAGTCCGAGTCGCGCGTGAACCTTTTCTGGTCCACGGTGAAGGTTCTGCTCTCGATGCTCTATGCGCGGCCGCCGAAGGCTTCGGTGTCGCGCGCGTTCCAGGACTCGGATGACGACCAGGCGCGCGTGGCGGGGCAGATCCTGCAGCGCCTGCTGAACAAGTCCTTCGACGACAACATCTCGCCGTGGGACGCTGCGGTGCGGCAGGGCATCGAGGACTGGCTCGTGGTCGGCGCGGGTCAGGTGTGGCTGCGCTACGAGGTCGAGACCGCGCTCGAGGAGGTCCCGGCGCAGTTCGACCCGCTGACCGGCGCTAAAATAGCCCCGGCGCAGACGGTCGAGCGCATCGTGGACGAGGACGCGCCCTGCGACTACGTCTTCTGGAAGGATTTCCTGTACTCGCCGGCGCGCACATGGGGCGAGGTGCGCTGGGTGGCGCGGCGCGTGTACATGACGCGCGAGCAGCTCGAGGCGCGCTTCGGCCCCGAGATCGCCAAGGTCGTGCCGATGGTTCGCCGGAAAGCGAAGCAGGGCGAGCCGCAGGTCAAGAACGACCCGTGGGCGCGTGCCGAGGTGTTCGAGATCTGGTGCAAGGAGAACCGCAAGGTCTACTGGTTCGCCAAGGGGATGGACACCATCCTCGACTACAAGGACGACCCGCTCGGGCTCGAGAACTTCTTCCCCTGCCCGAAGCCTTTGGCGGCGAACGTCACCTCGAGCAACTTCATCCCGCGCGCGGACTACATCTTCGCGCAGGACCAGTTCGACGAGCTCGACGAGATCAACACGCGCATCACCTGGCTCACGCGCGCGACCAAGGTGGTCGGTGTCTACGACAAGGCCGCGGGCGATTCGGTCGGCCGGGTGCTCCTGCAGGCGAGCGAGAACCAGCTGATCCCGGTGGACAACTGGGCGATGTTCGCCGAGGGCGGCGGCATCAAGGGCAAGCTGGAATTTGTGCCCATCGAGGCGGTGGTCAACTGCATCGAGCGGCTGCGGCAGTACCGGCAGGACAAGACGCAGCAGATCTACGAGGTGCTTGGCATCTCGGACATCATGCGCGGCGCCTCGCGCGCCTCGGAGACCGCGGCTGCGCAGCAGATCAAGGCGCAGTTCGGCTCGACGCGCATGCAGCTCTCGCAGTTCTACATCGCCGAGTGGATCACGCACGCGCTTCGCATCAAGGCGGAGATCATCGCGAAGCACTGGCAGCCCGAAACCATCATGCGCGCCTCGAACATCGAGCGCACGCCGGATGCGGCCGTTGCGATGGCGGCGATCGACCTCATCAAGAACACCGAGTTGGCCGAGTATCGCATCAGCGTCGAGGCCGACAGCATGGCGGCGATGGACTGGGCCGCCGAGCGAGACGCAGCAGTCCAGTTCATGCAGGGCTTGGGCGCGTTCATCTCACAGGTCTCGCCGGTGGCGCAATCGACGCCCGGCGCAGGCCCCTTCCTGCTGCGTCTCATGCAATGGGCGGTCGCGAAGTTCCGCGTCTCGAGCGAGATCGAGGGCGTTCTCGACCAGGCGGTCGCGGCGATGCAGCAGCAGCTCTTGAACCCGCCCCCGCCGCCGCCGAACCCCGAGCTCGAGAAGCTCAAGCTCGAGGCCGAGAAAATCAAGTCGAACGAGCGCATCGCGGCGTTCGAGGCGGCTTCTGACGAGAAGGTCGCCGCGCTCAAGGCGACGGTCGAGCTGCAGAAGGTCGAGATGCAGGCCAGGTTCGATCAGGTCGCGGCGCAGTACCAGCAGATCGCCGACATGATGGCGATGGTGCAGAAGGTGAACCCTGTGATGCAGCTCGACGGCCTTGCGGCTTCCATCGGGCAAATGTCGCAGAGCAACGCCGCGCAGATGGATCAGCTCTTGCGCGCGGTCACGCAGAAGCGTCGCCGCGTGCCAATCCGCGACCAGATGGGCGAGATCGTCGAGGTGCGCGAGATCGATGACGACCCTTCCCCTTCCGTTCAAATCGGGCCTCCTGGCGCGCCCGCGATCAACTGAGGTAAATCATGGCGACGTACAACAAATTCAACGCGTGGGCAGAGACGATGGTCGAGGGAGCCAACCTCGGCTCCGACCAGTTCGTGATTGCGCTCACGAACACCGCCCCGGTGGCGACCAACAGCGTGCTAACCGACATCACGCAGATTTCGTACACCAACCTTTCTTCGCGCAACGTCACGACGACGAGTTCTTCGCAGACGAGCGGCACCTACACGCTGGTCCTTGCTGACCTTGTGCTGACGGCCTCGGGTGCTGTCGGGCCGTTCCGGTATGTGGTGCTGTACGACGACACCCCGACGTCGCCCGCCGACCCGCTGGTGGGCTGGTGGGACTACGGCTCGTCCATCACGATGGCGAACGGTGAAACCTTCACGGTGGACTTCACCGGCGCTGCGATCACGCTGTCGTAAGGGAGTAACTCATGGCAGACAATGTTGGATATACCCCCGGCGCAGGCGCGACAGTCGCCGCCGACGATATTGCTGGCGTACTGCATCAGCGCGTCAAGATCGGCGTTGGTGCTGACGGTACAGCGGTCGATGTTTCGACCAGCAACCCGCTGCCGGTCGATGCTTCCTATGGCGAACTGGTCGAGGCTATGGAAGCCCTGCGAATGGCGACCAATTCGCTCACGAAGTCGATCGGGTACGCGCTGCCGAACCTGCAAGGCCAGCCGATTTTTGAGGCTCGGCAGGCGACGGCGGGCAACCTAAACGCGACCGTCACCGGGAGCCTTTCTTCTGTTACGTCTGTTACGTCTGTTACGTCTGTTTTAGGGCTTCAGAACCAGCAGCAGGTCGGCGGCTTTGCTGCCAATGACCAAATCCCCGCTTTCATGCACCTTCAGGCGGACACGCTCCGTCGCAATATCTTGGTGACTTAACATGGCAACGACCAACGGCAATCGACAGATTCTTGACCTCAAAAAGTGGGAGTTTTGCACCCCCGCGCCGAACGCGACACAAGCGGGCGCGTTCGTTGTGTCCTCGCGGCACTTCCGGCAGCAGCAGATGTATGTGCGCGGCACCACGGACGCCACGATGTACAACCCCTCCGAGGACGCATGGGTTACCTTGCCCTCGCCCGCGCTCGCGGGGAGCTTCGGCGCAGGCGCGTCCGGCACGGCTGGCGCGTGGTCAACCGGTTCAACCGTTGGCGCGGCCTCGCTGACCGCGACGGCTGGCACGACCTCGACGATCACGACGAACCAGACGCTTGCACGCGACCTGCGCGGCTACAAGATTCTGATCATGTCAGGCCCGAACAACGGGCTCGTGCTCGACATCGTATCGAACACGCTCGGCACGAACGCCATCATCACGGTCGCAACGCAGGCGAGCGCGTTCTCGGCATCGACAACCTACCGCCTGATGACCCCGCGCTTTTATGTCGTCGGCTCGGGCACGCTCGCGTCCGGCTCATTCCGCGTGTACGACTACGCCACCAACACCTGGACGACCCTCTCGAACACCGGTCTCCCGGCCACCCTTGGCACTGACGGCAAGCTCATCGCCACGCCTTCAATGGTTGATGGCGATTTCAAGCACTTCGCCACGGGCACGGCGACCTCTGCTACCGCAACGACGCTGGTGCAGACCGGCAAGACCTGGGCGGCGAGCCAGTGGATCAACTACCAAGTCCGCATCACTGGCGGCACCGGAGCAGGTCAGATTCGCTCCATCACGGCGAACACCGCCGACTCGCTGACCGTTGCGACTTGGACGACGACACCGGATGCGACCTCGACCTATGCTATCTCGGGCAATGACGACTTCTTGTACTACATGGGCAACAACGCCGTAACGCTGTACCGCTACAGCATCTCCGCGAACACTTGGTCGACGCTTGCGCCGACTGCTGCGCGTGCTGCTGCGCCGGGCGCGGGCATGAGCGGTCACTGGGTACATTCGGTCGAGGCGACTGACTGGAACAACGAGTCATCCATCATCAACGGCAACCGCATTTATTCGTTCCGCGGCGCGGCTGGCGGTGTTCTGGACTACTACAACATCTCGGCCAACACTTGGGTGAGCGGTGTCGTCTACGCGCCCAACTCGGAAACCTTCACCACCGGCACGAAGTACGCGCTACACGGTGGGCGGCTTTACATCCAGAAGGAGGTGACGGGCCGCTGGTTCGCCTACGACTTTGCGCGGTCGGAGCTGTTCCCGTGGTCTACGGCGCTTTATCCGCAGGGCGCGGCGGTGCTCGGCGACACCGCGTTCGATGTCGTCTACAAGGACGGCGCGACCGAAATCTACTATGTGTATTTCCTTCTCAACACCAGCAGCGTGCTGCTTCGGCAGATGGTGATTTGACATGAACATCGCGGAACTTATCAAGGCGTGTGAGCGGCGGATTGCGAATCTGAATAGCGTTCGCGGATCGGCGCTTGCGCTTGGCGATATGGCGCAGGTCGATTGCATCGACGCGCAGATCGAGGAAACACAGGACACGCTGAACAAACTCCGCGCAGTTGCGTAAACCATGCTTCTGACGCTGCTCCAAAGCGCCAGCAGCGGCAACTATGTCTTGCCCGCTGACGGTGGGGTGTATTCGTACAGCGGCAACAACGCCACGCTGACCTACACGTCAGCGGGCGCGTACACCATCGCCGCTGACGGCGGCGTTTACTCGTACAGCGGCAACGCGGCCAATGTGCTGTTCAACCGGCGTCTGGCGCCTAACGGTGGCACTTACTCGTACTCCGGGAACAATGCCAACACGCTGTTCAACCGGCGCGTAGCGGCTGACGGCGGCACTTACACCTATTCGGGCAACGCGGCCAACACGCTCTACAACCGGCGTCTGGTCGCGGATGGCGGCACCTACTCGTATTCGGGCAACAACGCCAACCTGACCTATACGCCTGCCGGGGCGTACACCATTACCGCCGATGGCGGGGTTTACAGCTACTCGGGCAACAACGCGAACACGCTGTTCAACCGCCGATTGGTGGCAGACGGCGGGGTGTATTCGTACTCGGGCAACGATGCCACGCTGACCTATACCACCGTTGGAGCGTTCACGCTCTCGGCTGACGGCGGCGTGTACACCTACGCAGGTAACAACGCCGACCTGTTGTACTCGGGTACGCCCCTGGTAACAGAGACTCGCGGCGGCTACGGCCCGCCGACGAAGCGCAAGCAGCGTGACTTCGACGAAGAGCGCCGCGAACGCGAGAAGCTCCGCGAGCAGATCGAGGCCGCAGTCGCGCCGCTCAAGGCCAAGAAGGCCGAGGTGGTCGAGACGGCCGCCGGGGGCGAGGAGGGCGTTGCCATCCTCACCCGGCGCCAGCGCATCGCCATCCCGGTGCCGGCGTCGCTCGATGCGGGCGAGGTGGCGCGGATGGTCTCGGCGGCGCTCGAGCGTGCCGGCATCGAGGCGCGCCGGGCGGAGAGCGAACGCGCGCGGCAGCTCGCCGCTGCGGCGTTCGAGGTCGAGGTACAGGAGCGGATGCGGCGCATCCAGCGCCGCCGCCGCGAGGAATGGCTGCTGTTGCTGAACTGAGGACGCCATGACG